TTATATTTATGTTTTTAAAAGAGGATAAATCACCGGCTAAGCCAACTAATGATGTGGATAATTTTGCAGCCTCACCAACACCTAATCCCATTGATGTTGCCATGTCACCAAATAATGATGCCATATCCAATGCCGTACCCTCAGCAATACCAAATGATGTCAATGATGTTTTTGCAAAATCTTTCACCAATTGTGATGATGATTTGAAAGCAACATCAACTTTATTCATTGATTCATTAAAATCAGATGCCATCTTTACTGATGCCGTCCCGGCTGCCAACAATGGGGCCGTCACAAATGTTGACATTGTTTTGCCAATATCAGCCGCTTGTTTAGAAAATGCGACTAATGATTTCTGTGCATCTGATAATGCTGAATTCAAATCGGTGGAATCACCGGTTATTCGTACTTTTAGTTCCTCTGCCATAATGTAAAGTTAAAAAAAAAGCCAACCTATAATTTAGATTGACTTTTTTCAATTTGTTTTAAAAATGCCTCGAATTGTTCCGGTGTTGATTTCGGTTTGCCTTTCTCCAAATACACATCCTGTGGCAACGGGAATAATTTATCAGGTGAAATTATTTGTGATTTTTTGGTGGCATTCGAATTTACAATCATCGTGGAAATAAATCGTGTCATTTCCCAATTCAAGTTTACATTTACACTCCAACTCTCCCCCAACAACGCATTTTCTTTCCAAGTATTACGCCAAAACTGATCCGGTGGAATACCTGCCTGACCGATATAAAAATCAAGCATTCGATCCCACGTTAGGGGTTGATCTGCTTTGGGTTTTTTGTCGATTTTTCAACGTTTCTACGTACACCGGCATTTAGGTCATTGCCCAAAATTCTTGATTCCATTAAGGTGTTCACCAATAATGTCAATGAATCCGGTGTCATATCCTCCATCCACGATCCTACCTGAAAAACATTGTAATCAATAGGATTTCCGTTTTCTTGATCATATGCCAAAATCCCTGCATATACTAATGCACGCATTGTGTTCAATGAAATACCTGATGAAAATACCTTGTCAATTTCTGAAATTTTGTGACCGCTTGCATCCTCAAATGCAACCCAAAAATTCATGCTGAAATGTAGTGTGCGATCTTTACCGCCAATATTTAATTGACAATAACCACGTTTGCGATTTTCCATTGTGTTTGATTAGGTGTTTAAACTTTAAAACCCGGCACCATTTTGCTGATGCCGGGAGTATATTTTTGCAATCAACAAATTATGCGTTTGTTGATTTTACGATTGCCCCTGTCAATGTGATTGAACCTGAGAATGTCACCGCTGCTTCCATCTCTGCTGATTGCTCGATTGATGCAATGTAACCCTCTGCTGTGTAAACCGTATCACCTGATGCAGCCGTACCGAATACACACGTGATGATTGTACGATTTAAAACGAAATCAACTAATTCCTCAGCATTTGCAGCCGATGCGTAGTTTACTAAACCATCAAATGAAATTTCACCTGAACGTAAACCGCTGATTCCCTCAGACCAACCGCCTGAATCCTTTGTTGTTGCATCTGCAATGTCTTGTGAAATTGACAATGTGCATGATGTTGTGTGTGCAATGGCCGTCCCTTCAACTTTGATCAATAGGTTCGTGCCGTTAAATACTCCCGATGTTGCCATATTTTTGTTTAATTTTTATGCTCTTATTTTATGCAAATATATTCAAAATCAATTATACATTTTGCCATTGAATATTTAAGTTTTCCCAATTGGTAAACACCTGATTCCATATCAATCGTGCATCGGTATAAATACGGCCCGAAATCTTAAAATCAACCGAATACGTTGAAACGTTTTCCATCTGTGAAACCTGCTCAACGTTTTGGATGTACCCTAAACCATAATAAAACATCCCGGCCGTTTGGAATACCCATTGAACCTGTGCACGTGTAATTATTCTTTCAACAAATTGATTGTAATTAACTGAATCAGAATAATCAATCAAACCATCAGCCGTGAATGATGCCGATCGTTTACCGGCCAAAACTTCTTTCCAACCTTGCGAATCTTTATTGGTAAATTCGGCCATATCCATTTGCAAAGACATTGTGGCGGACTTTGAATGCCCTAATGCCACATCGCCTTCATACAAAACAACATTTGTGCCGTTTACTAATGCCATTAAACCGCAGGTGATTCAATTTCCGTCAATAAGGGTTCCGGTGTTAGTTCCGGTGGAACCGGTGGAACGTAATCGCCTGTTATGGTCAAATTTAATTGCTGTGCAACCCAATCCCACGCATAATTGTCCGCCTGCCATTGCTCATATGCCTCACCTACCATTGACAAATTGCCCTGTGCAACCTGTGAACCAATTGTCTGATCTGCATTTTCAGCACTCAATGAATAATAAAACGTTGCGGATGTTCCCAACGTTACATTTACCGCATATGCGTTCAAAATTTTGGCCTCTTTTACCTGACCATTGTCCCAAATTGAAACCGGTTGAATAGTTTTCATATATTATAGTTCTATTTCTTCTTCAATGTTTGTAAACTCAACACCCTCAACCCAATCTTTCAGGAATCCAAATTCTTCTAATCCATCCGGATTGATTACCTGAATTAATTCAAAATCAACCTCAGTCAAATTTAATGCCTTTGATTTTTCAGTCAATTTTTTCAATCCATCTTTTGTGTACGAATAGCCTCCATTTTCTTTCAAAATTAGATTGCCATCTTTATCAACTGATGCATTGTCCAAACGAAATTCCTCTGCCTGTTCCTCGTATTTATCCAAATATGGCTTTAATTTCTCGTTAATTTTAGCCAATTTCTTTTGTGCCTTTGTCTTTTGATCACCGGCAAAATGGCTCAATACACGTGACAAAACAATGATTTCTGCGTACTTCTTTTTCATTTTATGTTGATTTGGTTGTTTAATATGCAAATATACAGATTATGGACAATACGTTGAACCACTTACAATTTGAATTGATCCGTTGTATCCGGATGGAATATTTGTTTGTGGGCCTTGTGATGTTCCATTATAATAGTAAAATGATGGTGTAATACCTGGCAAAACGTAACGTTGTCCAATGCCTAATGTTGGGGCAATACGTGTCCACGCTGCTGCTCCACCACCACAGGATGTCAATTGATAATATGTGTATGTAACGGCTACCAATTGGCTTTTTACCACCAATTCATTGTTTGGAACACCTGATAATGGTGCTGATTGAATTTCAATATATGATTGAATTAATTCCTTTCGCACGCAACGGCTTGCAGATTCCCCTGATGGTGGCATCGGCAATAATTGTAGAAAATATCCATTATTGCAGGCATTTATTAAACTATCCCACGAACACGTTTGATTGGATGCCACATTTATCCATTGCATACTAATTCAGGTTTAATTGTTTTTCTAATTCTGCAACCCTTTTTTCTAATCGTGCAATTTTAGCCGTGTGAACTTCACGATATGATAATGTCAAAAATCCGTCTTTTCCCTTTGTAACTGCATATGGCATTAATTTTTCGGCATCTTGTGCGAAATATCCCAATTCAATTTTGCCATTCTTTTCGTACAATTTAGCTTCTAAATTTTCAATTCCATCAACAATATGATTATGTTCAATTATTTTTTTTAGGCGAAAATCTGATGATTCAAAAAATGCTGTGGCTGTGACTGATGAACTAAATGTTGCTGCACCTGATGTCGCAAGTAAAAAAGCCGTTACATCTCCCCTATCAATATGAAAGGTTCCATTTGTATTTGCCTGAATATCCCAAAATGTATTTGTTGATGAAACCAATCGCATAATTACATTATTTGTCGTGTTTTCAATATTCATTGATTGAACACCACCCGAATTATACAATTTCAAAGCATCAGTAGAACCACCATTTACATATAATTTCCATCCTGAATCGGTTGTGGTTCCAATTAATACTTTACCATTATTTTGAGATAAAATTACATTTGTTCCATCTCCCCATCCAATAGAAATGTTTTTATATTGACCCGTTCCATAATCATATGCATTAAGGCCAAATAATGACGATCCGTCCGAATACAAATATGTGGCTGCCCTACTTCCTGAAGGTGCAATACCAATTCCATCTTGAAATGTTGCTGACATCCACGATCCTAATGCACCATTTGTTCCAACTTGTAATTTATTGTTTTGAGATGTTGTGCCAATTCCTAGATTTCCATACTGATTCAAATGCATTTGATTTGTACTTGCCACTCCACCCCAATATAATCCACCACCATTTGCATATGTTGCTATGTATCCCGATGAACCAATTGTTTTAATTACAATGGAATTTGCAAATTGCATTGCAGCATCATTTGTAATACGAATAACTTCGGTATTATTTGTTTTAAATATAAGAGGATGATTTGAAGCTACATTTATAATTCCGGCAGGTGACCAATTACCTAAGGCATATGTTGTTGATAAAAACATATTAACAGCCTCGTTACCTGATGAAATGTTTATATCAGCAAAATTATATGTAGATGATCCATCTCCTTGCGTAGATAATGTGTTTTGAACTGTAAATCTAGGGAATGCGCTACCACTACCACTATTTGAACTTTTACTAATTCTTAAATTATCACTAAATCTGCCTGTACCATTTACATCAAATTTATAACCTGAATCCGTTGTTGTACCAACTAATACATTGCCATTTTGTAAAACCGAAAACACATCTGTTCCTGCTCCATTACCTCCATTCATTACAGTAAATCTACCACCACTTCCTGTACTAATTCCTGCTGAAACATAACCTGCACGTGATGCGTGAGAATGTCCATACATTACTAATGAGCCACCGTAACCTGCCGATCCGCCACCTGCTTGTAAATTATATGAACCTGCAAATAATTGATCAGAATCAACAATATTATATACTGATGATGTGCCGCTTGGAGTAATTAAATACCTTGTTGCTTTTATAGAATTTACAAAAATTGCGGCACCTGTTGTGGCAAATGTTAAAACAGATATATCACTACGATCAATTTGAAATGTGCCATCCGTATTTGCTTGTAAATCCCAAAATGCGTTTGTTGTTGATGTGAATCTTGCAATTGCGTTGTTTGTTGAATTATATAAATTTAAGGACAAAACAGCCGCAGCATTTGATACAGAAATACCTCCGGCTGCACCCGCATTTACTTCTAATTTATATGATGATTCTGTTGTCGTACCTATATGAATTTTTGAATTTAATTCATAAATAATACTATTGCTAATTCCACTTCCTGATGTCCATTTTGGCAAATAGTTTGTTGATCCTGATCCTGTGACTAATCCTGATAATGTTGAAACCGATCCATCAGCCATCAAATACTGACTTGATGTGCCCCCCGATTTGATAAATGATGCGGATGTCAATGTTCCTGTATTTATCGCATTGCCTGATGGTGTTATTTGGAATTTTGTTGCACCGGCTGTTTGATCATAAATATAAAAATACCCTGAATCAACAAATAATGTGTAATCAGGATTATTGTCTGTATCGGTGAAATATAACTTTGGTGCAATTCCGCTGATTGTCATATCCCCTGTAAATACAGGGTTGGCCGCATCCGCTTTCAATGCAAGTTTTGCCAACACCGCATTTGAATTTGGATATTCCGTGTCACTAGCCAATAAATTTGACACCATTTTATCCAAACGTTGGTATGTACTTGCGGCCGTTGTAATCAACAAATAATTGGCCAATGATGCTGATGTCACATATGTGCTTGAATCAATTGATCCGTCTGCTTTCAAAAATTGTGTTGCCGTACCGCCTGATTTTGCGATGGTTCCCACAATCAAATCACCTGCAATGGTTGTCACACCTGATGAATTAATCACGAAACGTGTTGCACCGGCCGTTTGGTCGTATATTCTAAAAAATCCGCCATCTGCCCCGATAAAATAATCAGGGTTTTGATCCGTGTCTGTGAAATACAATTTAGGTTCTGCCCCCGAAATGGTCATGTATCCTGTAAACACCGGATTCAATGCATCTGCTTTTAGTGCTAATGCGTTGATTACTGCGTTTGAATTTGGGTATTCTGTTGCACTTGCAAGCAAATTGGACACCATTTTGTCCAATCTTTGGTATGTTGATGCCGCATCCGTTGTGGTCAAATACGTTGAATTATCGTATGAAATCGTTGTACCTGATGCCTTTACAAACCCGGTGCCATCCAATTGTGCCTGTGGTGTGTATCCTAATGCAGATGCGATGCTCTTATTTTCCCAATATCCATTTGCCAAATCATAAAATAAACCATGATTATTTGCAGGATCGGCAATGTAAACATCCTGAATCATTGACATTTTAGGCATAATATGTGGCCTTACCATCAATGTGCCCTGCGTTGCGTGAACACGTACAACTGCCGCAACCTCAATTTTGGCATTTGGTGCAATTGGTTGTGTTTCTGTTAATAAACCATCTGTGGCATTTGCTGAATCAAAATACAACACAGAACCCAATGTGAATGCTGTGGTGTCTAGGTTTCTAACCTTACCTAAAATTGTCACATATCCGAAATCGTTATTTGCAAAATCCTGCGTTGAAACACCGATAAAATATTGAGGATTTGCGTTGATTGTTGCCGGATCTGCCAAAGACATCAACAGGTGATCGCCTTCAACACCTGCAAACATTACTGCTTTTCCATTACCAATCGCCCCTGATGCTTTGCCATAAAAATGTAATTCCTGCCCGGCCTGTAAAACCACATCATTCAACAATCCCATGTCAAACGTTCCATCAATTGGATTCCACACAATTTCACCCACATCTGTGCTGTGCGTTGTGTCTGTGTCAATTGCCAAATATTCGGCACTCAATGAAAATTCACCTAAATCAACATTTGCTGTTGCCCCTGTATATGGCACAAATCCTGTCAATGTTGGGAATGTAGCCAATGAACCATCACCACGAATGTATTGTGAAATCGTACCTGTTGGATTGTTGAATTTGGCATTTAAGGCATTTTGCAAATCTGTTTGATTGCTTAATGTGCCTGAAATATTACCCCACACGGCCGATGTGCCATCAATTGTCCACGATCTGTTTGCACTCAAATCATAGGTCGTGCCATTGATTGTCAATGTTCGTGTTGTCGGAACCGGTGTGTAACCTAATGCCGAAATTATTTGTGAACTTGTAATGCCGGTCAAATAGGTATTTGAATCCAATGATCCGTCCGCTTTTAAAAACTGCGTGGCTAAACCATTAGTGACCTTGTATTTGTTTGCTCTTAAAAAACCTTGTGAATCGATGAAAACATTTGAACCACCGCCAAAACCATCTGTTATTTGCTTTTCGCTTGCTGTGAGGATGTCATTGTCGATTGTTTTCAACAATGCTTTGTATGTTTCCGCTACTAATTGACCGGTTAATGATGCCATTTTCTACCTGCTTATTTTAATGCAAGTTAAAAAATAATCAGCCTTGTTTTATAGAACACGTAACCGATAATGATGACTGATTCAAAAAAGATGGTGATTATGGCCCATGATGGCACCACATTTTTAATCACTTCTTTGTTCGAAATCTGAACATTGTCCGATTTTGATGATTGGTATTTAGATTTGTAAACAGATTCGATTGAATCAATGTCAATTTTGGCCTCAATTCTGCCACGTGTTGAACGCAATGTGATTGTACCTTGTGGTATTACAAATTTGGAATAAAATGCCGTTAAAATGCCCGCAGAATCGCACGGATTTTCGATGATAATTGAATCACGGATTGCCTGCGTTTTATATATAACATCTGATGTGTGGATCGTATCATATTTAACAATCGTGCTTTCTTTGATGATGGTTTTTGTTGGTTTGCAACTTGCAAACAGGATAATTGCGATGATTAGGAATTTTTTCATTTTTATATTATTTAACATATAATGTTGGTTATATTTTACATTATACCCACATTTTGGCAATAATGATGAATATATCCTACAAAATCACGTACCCCTGTGAATCGGTTTTCTTTGCGTTTTTCAATGCTAACACATCCGAAATCTTTTTACCGAATGTTTTTTCAAAATGTGGTGCATCAGGGAATTTTTTCCAATCACCACCCCATTCCCATCCGTACTTTTTAAATATGGCCACAACCTCCATCCAATCCGCTTTGCCATCACCATCGAAATCCTTTTTGACATCCCATGATGCCGATGCACCATCAATCAAAACAATGTCCAAAGCAAGGCCGTAATTATGGAATGAATACCCACCTTTTGCGTTAGTAACTTTGGCACCCGGTTTTGTTCTGCCAATGGCATACAAATCATCTTGTTCTTTAAATGTCCGCAATGTGTATGTAAATCGACAAAATGCCTTCCCTCTTAATGCTCCACAAATTTCATCATAAATGGTTGCAACCTCAGCACGCAATTTAGGGTGCATCAATTGAATCCGTTCCAATGTCTTTGGGTCTTTCATTATTCCTGATCGGCTTTCTTTTTTACAGGTTTGCCGTGTTTCAAATTATGGTTTTCCTCTCTTAGATTCTCAATTTCAACCGTTAATTCATCCACTTTTTTGCTTAATTGGTCAACCTTCGCCTCCAACTTTTCATTCATTGCCGTTACCATGTCAATCACACGTTGGGAATTTTCTAATTGTATTGTACTGATGTCGGCATTTTCCTTTCGCTTTCCTAAGATCCACGAAATTAATGCTGTGATTGTTGATGATGCTAGGCCAATAATGGCATCCCTTGTTTCCATTTATGCTGTTTGTTCGATTTTATTGCTTATTTCAACTATGCCACGAAAATACGTGTGATCACGTTCATCATCCACAATATACGGTGATGACTTCTTTACGCAGGTAAATACATTGAATCCATCCGCAGATAAATCAAAGTAACCATTTGAACGTGTTCTGATTAATTCTAAAATTCTATTGATTGCCTGATTGGCTGTCAATTCTCCACCCGAATCCGATGCAAAACGTGTCACCACTTCGATTCGTGTGATTGTTTCTGTGATATACGATGTCTGATTAAAATCTGTTTCATCTGATGAAACGGAATAAACTAAAATGTATGGAAACGATGCCGATGATGGAACCCGGTTATAAACACCAAATGTCACACCATCAATCACCACGTTATTTGTCAAACGTGTAATGATCGCCTTGCGGATAAATTGAATCGGTTCTAACATTATTTAGTTAATTTTTTTAATTTTTGGTACAATCGTACATTAAGTAAACGTAATTCTGTGCGAATAGCAGGGAAAAAGAATGGTCGGGCATACATTGCCTGTTTCTTGATTCCTTTGCCCTTAAATTGTGCCGCATAACTCGCAGGGAATCCGGCCTCTTGTAAAAACTTTAATGTGACACCACGACCTGTCCCAAATTCAACATATGGGGCATATGGTGCACGTGAAAAAACAACCACAGAATTTTCGTTTTGCCTCTCGAATCCGGTTTGATTTCTCAAATTACCTGTATCGTGTGGGGCCGTAGATTTCATTCTACCAACCATCTGCATTGCTGTTGTGGTCAATTCGTTTGACAATTCCTGTTTAGAGAATTTTGCCAATTGATCCATCCGCCTACGCAGATCATCCATTTGTTTCGAATCAACCCTGATTTTTATCATTACCCCTCAATTTTGGTGGCTGTCATTTTCACCCAAAAATTCTCAAACGTTTGAAATCCTGAATTAATGCGATACAATGCCGAAAATCCCTCAACTTGCAACACATCCTCATTGGCAATCAAATCGGCTGTTTCCTTTCTGATTGTAATCTCAATTTCGGTTGATTTTAATCTGATGCCCATACGTTCATCAATATCACCCTTTGTTTCTTGCACACGGCACCACACGGTGTCAATTGTCACATATCCGCCCGGTGTAGTCCCACCATATCCATCATCGGATTTGGCCATCCTTTTAATCAGGATGCGTTGTTTTAAAATTGATGCCGTGTTGTTTGTTGCCATTAGATAAATACCGCTTTTATGCCATCCAATAATTTTGCCGATGCACTCGGAACCTCATTCACGGTCATGCCGGTCACGAAATCCGTGCGATTGTCGTAATAGGTCGAAACCATCATCAACAATGCCTGTTTCAATAGGCCATCACTCATTCCCTCTGTTGTGAAATCGATTTTGATATTTACCGCAGCCGGCTCAATCTCCACCATCGGATCACCTAACCCAAAAACAGAAAATGAAACCGCAATATCTTTCACCGTAACTGCATCAACGGATGCCACCGGGCCGAATGGAACATCAATAAAACCTGTTGTTGATTCATCAAGGTAATAGGTGCGTTCCTTTGCGATAATGTCCCGGCTCATGTAGTTTTCTGCTGCTGTGTGTGCCGCTTCAATCATCAAATCAATCAACAAATCATCTGCCGTTGTGTCGATTCTGATGTAATTTTTTGCATCTGTTCGTGAAATGATTGGAACACCAATCACATCATTAATCTTGATCTGCCGCATCCTTTTTTGCTTTGTTGCCCTTTGTCTTATAAACTATTTTTTCCTCCTTTGTTTCAACCTCTACGGCCTCCACAATTGGTGCAATAACTTCGGGCTGATCCTCAACCTTTGTGCCAAAATTATTTGCCAAATAATGTCTTTCAACATCAGCCGAAACCGTTACGATTTCACCGGCTCTGTGGTATCCTGTTTTATTATCGAATACCGTTTTTCTCATTAAAACTTTGCCCATTATTGTGCTATTTTTTGAACAAATATAAAAAGAAAAGCCACCCAATATTTAGGTGGCTTTCTTTTAATTTGGAATTGTATTAAAACTAAACTCCGATTGCAGCGATATCTGTTGCAAATGTACCCTTAACGATTGCTAATGGTGCGTAGTTAGTCAATGCAATACGCTCTTGTAAACGAACGGTAACGAAACCATCACGAACGTTTGTTCCATCCTCACGGAAGAATTCAAGAGATAAGTTTTCACGGATCCACATTTGTGTTCCTAAACCGAAATTACCTACCAAGTAAGTTCCTGCCGTTACCGCTGTGTTGATTACAACCGGTACCCCTAAGAATTGTGGCTGTAAACCTGCATAAACCTGATCTTTCAAATACTCATTTGTTGTTGACTTCAACAATAAGATTTTTGCAAAATCTGTTGGGTTAACCATGATGTAATCCGGGCGATAATTAACCAATGCTAATTGATTGATTGCAACCGTTAACACATCAAATTGGTTTGCTGCTGTGATTGAATCTGCAAAATCGCCTGCTGCGAATGCTGTCGATCCTGATGTCACGATACCTGAAATGTTTGGTGCCGTTCCGTTACCATAAAGCAATTGAGCATCCTCAACCGTTAATAATTTTTCAGGTGCACGTGCTGCTAAATATGATGTTAATTGTGCTGTATCAGCCAACATTTCCTCAGAAATACGGAAATATGTTCCAACTTTCTGAACGTTTGCATCGTATGCCGTTAAATCGAAATCTGATTCAGGCAATGTTGAACCTTGTGCTGTTGCTGCTGCACCGTTGTCATATGCTGATTCACGTACGTAACGTACAACCTCTGCGTTTGTAGAACCTTGTGCTAACAATTGGCGAACGTGTACCGGACGCGTTGGATCGTACTTGATACCCGGAACGTATTGTGCCGGAATAACTTCACCTGTGAAATTAGCCGCAACGGTCATATCACCTGCCTTGATTTCAAATTTAGCTGAACGGCTTGATCCGTTGATTAAATTCTCTAAACCACCTTTTGTGATACCTTCAACCAAAGATTGCTTGAATGATTGTGCGTTTGCACCTGTTGCTGTTTTCTTTGCTGCAACCTCTGCTGCATCAATACGGCTGTGAACCTCTGAAAACTTAGCTTCTAAGTTTTTGATTTCGGATTTTAATAATTCATCCGCTTTTCCTGTTGCTGATGCAACTGCTTGCCCTTCTGCTTTCGCAATACGGCTGTCAATAGCTGAATTTAATTCATCTAATTGCTTTTTGATTTCTTCTGTCATCTTACTTTGACTTTATTTGATTATTTAGATATGAAAATATTTCGGAAATATCCATCTGTTTAACTTCCGGCACGGTGGCAATTTCTGCCGGCCGTGTGGTTACATCAATAAACAATGATTTCAATTTCATCAACTCACTCTCAATTGCGTACCCTAATTCATCGGATACGTTTTCTTTCTTGATCATCTTTGCCAATACATCAAAACGTTTTGCCAATAATTCCTGATCAATTTCACCTTTTGCATCGGTGATTAATGCCATTGGATTTGCGGCCAATGTAACGCACGAAATTTCGTACAATTTTACTTCTTTTAATTCACGAACACCATCAGCACGATACGATTTTACAATTGGCATAATACCAACTGAATTTTCAGAAATCACACCATTTTTCATCAACAACAAAATGTCCTCGCCCATTCGTGTTTTCGGGATTTCAGCAACAAAATACAACCCTTTTGCATCTTCACGCAATTCTGTGAATTTACCTAATGGCTGATCAATTCTGTGTTGGTTGCAATACCTTACACGTGAACCATTTTCAGATAATGTTTTTGTATATGCCCCTTGCAAAATGATGTCATTGTCTGAATCAATATTGCCAAAAATTGAACCATATCCGGACACGATGCCGTTTGCCTCATCAATGTCATCAATCCCAATGGATGTTTGTTTGTAAATCATAACCTTTCTTTTGCCCAAAATTAGTCAAATTGCTAATTAGAAAACCTGTTGTAAAAATTAATTTTAACCGCCTAAATTTTCACCCTCAATGATTGCACCTGTTGCCCCTGTGATTATTTCAGCACTATTGATTGCATCAACGATGGTTGCCTGTGCAATGCCAAATCCTAAATCTGTAATTGGTGCACCAATTGTGTTTGCTCCAACCTTTGGCAATACAATCATTGAACAACGGCAATTAATCACATTGCTTGCTGATCCATTAGGATCGCCCGGCCTTTGTAATGATTCACCACCAACTGAAAATTTGCTATTAAATGGAACTACCTGATTATTTGCTGCCTGATGTGCCGGCCTTACTCTTGCATCGTATCCTGATTTCCAAGTTTTGGTCATATCAGCCCCCGGGAACAGATTCAATGCCGCTTGTTCGGTTGCATAATTGGCTGCATTCGTTGCCTCAGTCCTTACAATTCTGCGTGCCTGATAATCGGCTAAATAATCAAATTTTTGTCGCAACATTTTGGCCTGAACCTTTTCACCGGCTGACATAAATATCGGATCGGACATGAATTGACGGATTGTATTTGTCAATGTTGCCTGTGCTGTTGCCGATACTAACGTGACACGTTGGCCTGCCACCTGATTCCCCATAAAGGCAAATGCGTTGGCCCAAATGGATTGCATATTACCTGCATCGGCTTTCGGTAAATATTTCTGCACGTTTTTTGAATACCAATTTGCAAATTGCAAACCGATTTTGGAATACATCCCTTCGTACATTCCAACATATTTGTTGTCTTGAAAAAATCCCTGTGCTGATGCCGATGTCATGGCCTTAACCCTTAAAAATAGGTCAATAACATCATTGTATTCCGCCTTGTAAAACTCCGTAAAATCCCTGATTGATGTGCGTTCGGCTTTGGTCAATTCCTTTTCGAACTCATCCGGCCAATTGTCTGTTGATTGTGCCTTTTCCTCTTTCGGTGGATTAAATAGATTGCTACACACCGCCACACGTTGATCAATAGTGCCAAAATCATTGACAATATTAGGATCAACAACACAACGGGCCATGAAATCATTTTGGCTTTCGCCATTATTAGGATTCGGTAATGGCATCTATTTCCTTTATTTTCTTGATTGCCCAATCAACACCCTCAGTTCCGCCCCACAAATTCCATGCAACATACCCTGCATCTTTCCATGGTGTTTCCTTATATTCATCTGCAATCGTTGCGTTTTGGCGATTGCGATTGAATTGTGCCATTCTGCTTACAATGTCACGGCTGATTTCATCACGGTTTGCCAATTGTCTTGCACGTGTCCAACCAATTTCGGTGCCTCCACGAATTTCATCCGGGTATTCCTGTTTCCAATCCAACATCTTTTGTGCATTCAATGATGCTTTCTTTGGATAGTCATCGTACATCTCATTTGATTCCGCCTTTGTTGAATACTGAATATTCAACGACTTTGGATTCTCTAACGATGGCAAAGATGGATTCTGTGCCATTAAATTGGCCGGAATGAAATAATCATCCATAAATGGATTTTCTGTGTCCATTGCGTAATTCATTGCATCACGTTTTTCGTTTGGTGTAACCCACCACGCAGATGCTAATTGATTGACCAATTTGTCAACCTCTTCTTGCATCTCGCTGATGGCTGTGAAATCAAAGTCAATGAAATATTCATCCCCTTTGCCATATTTTGGTGCCAACCAACGATTCAATTCATCACGAATTTTGATCAATTCAGGAATCACCGCATTTTGATAAAGGGCCTTTTTGGCTTCCTTCATGTTGTTGTATGTCGATGAATCCGTGTTGTTTAACAACTGAACCGGGATATTGTAGATATTACATAAATCCTTAATGGTTCCATTGTATTGCTCAATCAATGACAAATCTGATGCTGATAATCCAAAATTAACCCATGACAAATCCTTTGGTGTGATAATCACATCACCTGCATTTGATGCCCCCTGATAATTTTTTCTGAATTTGTCTTTTAATGCCTGTGCTTGCACCTCAGTCAAATTGCCATCCTTTGAAATCAACATACCACGTGATGTTTGATTCTGCAAATATTTTAATCCGGTTGTTACGGCTTCATTGTTGGCCGATAAAACACGCAGGCCGGCACGCAAAGGTGATTGGCCATATAGGTTTGAACCGCTGCTGTCGTAATCCGGATTAAAATCTTTAATGTGGCAAATCAATTCGGGTGCCACCTCAATCATTGAATTGTATTGAATTTTGTATCCTGCCACCGGTTGCATCACACCACCTGAAACGATTTCAACCAATTGTGATGGCAATGAATATAATTCCGTGAATTTACCTTGATTTGGCCCTGTATCCGGCCCGATGCCGTATATGTATCTGTTTCCGGTTAATTTACCGAATGCAACTATTTCACCCAACCATGCCGAAAACGATTGTTCCGGATTTGGTCGCTTTAATAGTGCCTCTAATTCTGAATCCTTAACTTCCTCAAATGCTCTTTTGCGTAATATATTGGCTTTGTACATTGCATTCCCATCCATCACACCGGATGTCATTGCCTTGTATTGCTTTGCTGATCCCTCATTTGTAACCCTGTAAACGGTCATCGGGATTGTTGTCGCTGACTTAACAATCAGGTTAATAATTGAATAAATCGTTGCATTTCGTTGGTATCCATCACGAATATAGGTGACATCATTATCCTCATTCATGATGATGTTAGTACCTAGCCACGTGTAAATCAAATTATTGTATGCCGGATTTGTTCCTGTGGTCAATGCTTTGGCAATGGTCTGCCGGAATGTATCAATCAATGATGCCATCTGTATTGCTTATTTTTTTCTCAAAAATAACCAATTAAACAACATAAAAAGCAGGTGTAATTAAATTACGTTCAATCGAATATGATGTAATATCAATATGCTCATCATGCTTTGCATTTGGAAATGTTGAAACCTGCTGTAAAAATGCTTCATTCCAATTATCTTTTACTAAAAAAACCCTACCTCCTTCAATAAATGGCGATGATGCTCTTGCTCTTTCGATTTTTGAATACTTCACGAAATTTGTGCTTAGTTCGCATACATTTAATTTTGTTTCCCTTAAAAGTAATTGTGCCAATGATTTTCCTGATGCTTTCGGCTCAATTAAAACCATGCTAATTTCAACTCCAACACCTGCAATAAAACTTGAAATAAAATTTTTCAAATCAGGCATTTCAAGATATTTATCTATTGATTTTAAAATATATAAATTTCCATCGTGACTTCCTGAAATCTGAATACCTGTTGGATCATTTTTTGTGTCTTTTGTGTATGCACCATCAATATACATTTCCCAATTAATTTGCGGAGGCAATTCAGATTCATTTATTAAATTAAACCAATCTTTTTTCCATTCGCCCCCTTCTTGTGGCGCAGGTTCTTGCATATATTGCCCGGCAAATGTATATCTGCTTGCCTGCCTAATTGCTTCAAGTTCTGAAAATGAATGTTTATTTGGCCACAATGGTTCGTTATTCTCATTTAATGCAGGCAATTTTAAATGTGTCCATTCCTCGCCACTTCCATTTTCAAGTAAAAACCCTGTCATGTCATTTTCATGTAATCTTTGCATTATGACAATAATCGGCACATCTCGGTCGTTTACACGTGATCTAATTGTGGTATTATAACGATTGTTAATGAACTTTCTTTTAATATCTGATCCTGCATCATCCGGCTTTAATGGGTCATCTATTATTATTGCACCACCTGATCCTGCACCAAAACCTGTTATTGCCCCACCTGATGAAGTAGCATAAACACCACCACCATTTTCTGTGTACCATTTTTTTTGGCCTTGTGTATCTTTTTTTAAGTTTATTGGCCAAACATCTTGAAATGCTTTACTTTGAATGTAATCCCTTGTTAATGCTGAATTGTCTAATGCAAGGGCATCCGAATAAGATAAATGAATAAATTTTGATGCAGGATTTTTTGCTATTGACCAAGCAATGAACATTTTTACCGCAATTTCGGTTTTACCATATCTAGGTGGGATATTAATAATTAATCGTTTTATTTCTCCACGATTAACGGCTTCTAATGTTTCAGCTAATTGAACATGAAATGGCGCAACCTCAAATTTTAAACCGGTATTTTCTTTAAACATATACCTAGTAAAAAACAACAAAGATTGTTCACATTTATCACGAATAATTTGGTTAATACTCATTTTCTAAAATCTCTTGAATCCGTAATTTTGATTCATCAGATATTTTTGATTCAATTCCATTGATTGACCCATCATGTACAACCTCCGTGCGTTCTACGTAGCCACGTTTCTTGCCTTTGGTCTTTAAATAAAATATTGTGGCCGTTGTGTTGCCATCTTTGATTTGTCTGTGCAACTGCGATTCGGCAAAATCCAATGTCATGTCGGCCAATGCCTCCACCGCTTCACGATATTCCGGATCCTTTTGCATCCACTCATAATGCACCGATCTAGGGATGTCCGTTGCCTTTGATGCTGTTGTCACAATGCCCAATGATTTTTCAAGGGCATCCAACATCCGTTTTTTATTCAACTTTGTCACACGTGCATTCACCGCCATATTCTATTTTTTTAGTCTGCAATTTAAACCATTTTCAATGAAATGATTGTATGCCATTTGCCTTTGTTCCTCCGATTCAAAAACCACCTCAATGATAAATTGATCCTTTGGATCGGCTGTATTATCAACAGGCAATTCAAATCCCAATTCCTTATAAACCGGCAAATCAACACCCCATTCTGTCAAATCATCCATCTCCCATTGATTGGCTAACATATCCCAATCCCATTCCCCAAATCCGGCATTATCAACAATGATAAAACGTTTCTGTTGTTCGGCTGTCAATGCTGATGCTTTAATAATAGGCACACGCTTTAATCCGGCTTCAATACAAGCACGCAAACGCATATTACCACCCAATACAATCATATTATCATCAACAACGATGGGCCGTAATTGTAGCATCTCAGGGAACTCCTTAATGGATTGCACCAATTTTTTGAATTTGTCATCCTTAATCAATCTCGGATTGTTTGGATGTGGAATTACCAATTTGATGTTTACTTCTTCAATCATTTGTTTATCATTTTTAGCCATTTTTGAATGACAAAGTATTTTATTGTTCAAATATTAACAATAAAAATTGCCGTCTTTCCGTGCTGTCATATTATTTCTATACCCCCCATTGAAACAATAAAACATTGAGCATTTCTGCTATTTGCGTAGTCAGGACAGGATTCGAACCTGTAATTTGCTAATCGTTGTGAGCCTATATAGCATTCATCTCACCGCTTCTACGACTGCGTATACCAATGCTTTTTTATTGCTTGCAACCAATAATAGGCATATATTCCGCCACCTGACTATTTCAATCTGTTTTTTTCATCAAATATCAATTTGATCATTACCAATATAAACACGCATTCAATGCCTCCAACCCACCATGCCATTGTGACCAAATGATTCTGATCCATTACCCTTTAAATTTAGATAGTTCCCGATTAATATACCACAAGGATTTTTCCAAGTCCTGTTTTTTATTACCCTTCTTTTCTGCCCTTAAAATATATTTGATTGCGTTTCCTAAATTGAAACCTAATTCGAATGATTCGATTACATCAATTGCCTCAATGCCTCCATCAGATGCATAATGTTGCGGATGATCCACCATTTCACGGCTGTCATTTTCCTTGATGAATTGATCAGGAACATTTCTCATATTATATTGATTAGGTAAATATTTGTGCTTTTGATCCGGCAGTTATTCATCACCCAACTGCGATGTAAATTTAATTAATCTTTCCATAGGTTTGACATTGGTTTTTCCCAACAATCAATCCCATAAGATTTTAGCAAAATATTAATCTGTGTATTCAATGAATCTTTCTTTGTTTGATCCATCTGATCCATTTCCATTCCAAGCATGAAAAATGACTCCATTGCCGTGCAAGCATTTTGGAAAGTATCCAATGCATCAGGCAATTCCGGATCATCGTTTCTGTTTGGTGGAAATAATACGGCCATTGTCTTTTCCAACTCCCTAACCATTTGTTTTGTGACCATTTTCACGGCATGTTTGTTTGCCGGATGGCCGTGCCACGATCCATCAATAAAATCCAACATATTTTGGCACAATGCGAAAAATGTTAATAATCTGATTTTGTCTTTTGTCGTTTTCATCGGTTTGTTTTTTTGTTAATACCGGCCCTATATTGCCTTGTATTTTCATCGGTTTTGGATATCTAGTAAATCTTTCGGGAATTTGTATGGATCAATGCAAAGGTCAATTTTGATGATCTTATGGAATATCATTATTTCCTGTATATCCTCAATTATTTCCAATGCATCCTCTCGTGTTATGCCATCAGAACATTTTATGTCACCATGCACAAATATGTGTTCATCGCTGTATGTCATTGTAAAACATTTTTAGGTTTCTAACACGATTATAAACAACACGTTTTTCTCTTTCTGATCCGTGCATCAGCCGGGCCACACACGTTTCCAAGAATAATTTTGGATTGTGGATTAATTCCCATGCATTCACACGGATTGGTTCCGTGCTGAAATTAGGATCTGCAATTCTTTCATTGGCCCAATCGATGGCCTTTTGTCTATTTATATTCATAGGTTTTTCCAAAATTTTATTTGTATGGTGTACATTAACCAACTAATTGAAATTGATGTAATTCTTGTTCCATATGCCTTACAAAGTGTAATTGCAGGCAATATTTCAAATAAATGTTCCATTTTACAAAATTCTAATTTCATCGTATTGTCATTTGTGATTCAAGTTTCCCATCTGTATATCCATCCCTGTATGCTTTCATTAATTTATCCTGTTCGATAAATTTCTGAGATTCGTAATATTTTAATTTCTCAATCAACTCATCCTTTGATCGAACAATGATGTATTCATATCCGCAATCCCTTGCTTTCTGCTCGAAAACCTTTTGGTTTGGTTGCTGTGAATTGCCCTTAATTTTGACCTCCACAAATAAGCCGTGAAAGGTTGAATTTGGTAAAAGGATTAACATATCAGCCACACCGGCTTTGACTCCCTCAGCCTTTAATTTGGCCCCAACTGCTTTGGAACGTAGTGCACCATTAGGGATTGCAAAAAACGTGTAATTGTTTGAATCCAAATATGTTGCCAATACCGTTTGCAATCTGTGTTCGTGTTCGTTTCTCATTGTAAATAGGTTTCGTTGTAATATTCCTCAGCATCCAATGTGATTGTATTTTCTCCCCTTTCAAATGCTTTTTTTATTTGATGTTTTTCAATTGCTTTTGCTTTTGCCCACAATGATATTCTCTGTTTGTGATATTCTTTAAATGTTTTAAATTTCGATATATCATTATTTAGTTTTGATAGTTCAGTTTCAATCCACTCGATTGCTGTTTGATTTTCCATTATCGTTTTCGTTTAAAATCATTTCAATAAATTTATTTGCCATTAATTTATCATCAATAGTAAATTTTCTATCATAAAACGGATCTGTTAAAAAACTTGCCATTATTGCAATCCTTTCTGATTTTGAATAAGCTTCACCGTTTAATGGATGCCTAAAATCTTTCATAGATAAATATTTTGATAAAATAAACTGCATATTATCCGTCATTATCGTTTTGTTTTAATTTGAACTAATCCTCTGCTTTCATCGAAATAAACCATTTCAAAATCATCAATTGGTTTGAACGTATCCATCATAAATGCCTGACTAACTTCCGAACGTTTGGCTATTGCTTGTTTTTTTCCACCATTCTTTGATTTTCTGACCTGATTAATAATAATTAATACAATGCATCCAATCAATAAAATTCCTGCTTTTAAAATCATCTTTTTCATATGTCCGTTATTGGTTTAAATTAATATAAAAAATACCTGTGGCAATTAATGGCGAATTGACTAATAATACACCATTCAATAATTCTTCACCTTTTGTGTTCGTTTCCAATTTGAATAATTTGTCAAATTCAGGATGATTTTTTAACAAATGGAAATCATAAGAATTAACAGAAAGTCTGCAAATTCTGCTTTTATATTCTCCTAACACATTAAAAAGGTGTTTCATTTTTTCTAACAATTGCGTTTGATCGCTTTCCATAATTTACTTGATTATCTGATTAGCATCAATGTCCAACATTTTACAAATCCTCAATGCCGTGATAAGATTTGGCACCATTTTGCCACCTATCCAATTGCACACCGATGAATGTGTGCTGTCAATCTCATCGGCTAATTCCTGCCGGCTCATATTCTTTTGCTCTAATGCTTTCAGCACCAATGTGCCAAATTCTGTTTCCTCTGCTTTCATAGTTTAAATAATTTCTCCGTTTTCGTTTAATGTCATGTCCATATCAGCCAATTGATGGCAAAACAATTTGTATGCCTCCGCTTTGCATCCTGCTTTCCACAATTCAAAGTCATTATATTTGGGCCGTAATCGTTTCGATATTTCAACACGATCTGATTCGGGGCATTTCCAAATTTCGTATTGTACTAAATAATCATACAGGTGTGCCAATCCACCGGCTGTCCATTCGAATTTTTGCCCTGTTTGATCTGCCAATTTTATTCTTTTAACGTATGAATTAACATTTGCAATGGCCAATGCTTTTAATTCATCATCCGTTGGAACCGGTTTAATAATTTCGGGTTCGGGCTTTTTTACATTCTTTGTTTCCTGCCTTGCATATTCGATGTATGCATTCATTATCCTGCCAAAGTATTCACATGAAAAATTCTCATAACATTTGCAATCAGTATTCAATTTCCCTGCAACTGCCATTTCAAATGCAATGGCTATTTCTTCCGGTGTTTGGTTGCCATAATTTGATTTGATAAATGCTAACAAAACATATTTTTCTTCATCTGTCGGCATATTTGATCCACGCAAACCAACCATAAGCATTGCCAAACGCAAAACCTGTTTTATTTCCTCATCTGTTCTATTTCTAATATTAATTGCACTTTGTGCTTTAATAATTTGATTTGCAGATCCTTTAAAAATTTCTGAGGGCAGCCATCCTTGCGGCACTTGTTCCAAGTTTTGTTTCTGAATCATTTTTGTTGAATTTATTTTTGTTTGCCATCCATGTGCTAATGCGTCTTTCAATATTAAAAAACTTTTGATCCTCCCATCTTAGTTTTCCATTTTTTTGATTTGATTCTGTCCAATATTCAAAGAATGATTCATATTGGTCACCTAATAAATATGAATGCGAATCAATAAAATTTCGAAAATCGTTTTTCTTATTTTCTATAATTGATTTAATAGATTCTTTATTAGTGGATTCTTGTTTAGTATTATTTGATGGTTTTCCTGATGTAGGAAATTCCTCCATAGGATTTCCTAATGTTAGGTTTTCCGCCGTAGGATTTCCGACCTTAGGATTCTCAAATAGGATATATTCAACTTCCCAAAACCCCTTTGAATTTTGATACCTTCTTCTTGCTAGGTATCCATTTTCTTCTAATTCTTGCAAAGATGATTTAACACTAGGCAAACCCTCCCTTAATAATCGGCTAATTTTTTCCGCACTAAATTCCCAATTTTCAGGTTTTGATTGAATAAAGGCATACATACCTTTTGATTTTAGAGAAATTAAATTGTCATTCAATAACTCATTTGGCACCGTTGCGTACCTGCTTGCAATTTTTAATTTTGCCATTTTGAAAATAAAAAAGCCGGCTGTGTGAGAGAACAGACCGGCTTTGTGGTTTTTAAACCCAATTAATCACCGAAAGACTCTCACCCCTTTCGCTGATTACATTACAAATATAATGCTTTCACATTAATATCACACCCTTCAACGGCTTAAATTTAAACAGGTTTCCATATTGTGGGTGTTCTAATACAAATTTTCTTGCGTAATGTGGTGCCATATTATTGTTCACCTTGAATGGATCATTGTTTGATCGGAATGAATATTCAAAACGCATTTGCTCAAAAATGTACTTTGAACCAATCTGTCTGCGACCTTCTTTTGCCATCCTGATTGCAATCATTTTGTACAACTCATAGATGTGCTTGTTGCTTTGGTCGTATTGCTGAAAATTTACCATGATTATGTGATTTTGGGTGAATTAAATTCAATTTTGCGTAATTACATTGTAATTCCTTTGCGATATGCGACCAAACTTGATTGAACGTATATCCTAACTCATTTGTTTTTGCCATCTTTTACCATGTTTAAAATTGCCCCTAATATCGTAAAAAACATTTGGGCACAAGTCCAATAAAAAACCAAATTTATTTTGTCATCAATGCTCATTTTAAATAGGGGTTTTTGGTTGTCATATATTTCCAACATTGGTGATCTCCTTCAATCATGTTTGGACTTGCAATATAAGGGCCATCAGTTTCATTAATATCATATTCTAAAAACATTGAAACCCCCCAATTAAAATCATCATCATCTCTAACCCAAACAACATCACCACGTTGTGGCAAAATTTCCGGTCTTTCTTGTGAAAATCCATCTAATTGGTATTGATTAAATGATAAAGTAGGTTTAAAGGAATTTCTATTTTGATTGTCATAAAGTGATCCATCTTCACAATAATAAACAATCGTTCCTGTATCAAATAAAACTTCAAAATATCTACTTAAATTATTTAAGTTCTTAATTTCACCCCATCCTAACATGGCATCATATACCCTGTCGCCTTTTTTAAATATTGTATCCATCATTTCTTTACATATCTAATTATTGACATAATAGGTATTCCAATCAATCTGCGTTCCGGATCGGGATGTTTAAAAAACAATGTCCGATTCCCATCTGTTGCGTGATCCAATGTGGATTTCAAAAATAAAACCTGATTCCCCAATCGGTATTCAAGTTCATACACGGCCCCAATTTCGACATCTCTGTGCTTTAAATTTGCCGTTGCAACGGAATATATTGCCTTCAATTCTCCGTGCCTTGTGGTGTAACTATCAACGATTTTTCTCATGATCAAAATGGTAACTCGCTTGATTCATCAATTGGATTAACTTCACTTTGGATAGGCTGTGCCGGTGCTGATTGTGCCGGTTGATCCAAAATTTTCAACAATTTAAAATTCCCGATAATTGGCAAATTTACTCCTGCCTCACGTTCTTCCTTTGTCGTGTTCTGCTTTACGAATCCATTGTTTTGATATTGATCAGGTGTATCTGTCAAAACACCTGTGATGTCCAAATATCTAGCCCCTGTTTTTTGGCTGTGAAAAACTCTGTTTTCATCGATTTTTGAAAGGTCAATTTTAATGCTTACTAAACGTGCCATTTGTTATTTATTTAGATTGTTTATTTAATTACTTTTTTGATTGTGGTTGTGGATGTCTTTGATGGTGGATAAAAATCCATCAATTCGCCTGTTTCCTCATCCAATGTGGAAGTCTTTGATTTCAATGCTTTGCAGAATGCCTCCACCTCTTTTTGTTTCTCTTTTAGTCGATCAATTTCAAATTGCAACTTGCACCATGTTTCGGTTTCTGAATAATCGTATTTGGGTGCTGCCTCCATTTCTGAAAAGTCCACACCAAATGCTGATAATTTGCCATCCTTATGTTTGCGTAAATCAGCAAATAAATGCTCTTTAAGGTGTTTGTCCATTTCGGCTGATAATAACGTGAATTTTGCCAATTGTGCCGCCAATTTCACGGTATCTATTGCATCTGCGTTGGCCATAAATGATTCAGCCATTTGTGCAATCTCTTTTTTGCTTAAATCTAGGATTTGGCCATCAACGGCCATCAATTCGTTTTTCATAGGTTATTTGATTATTTGGTTGATAATTCTGCTTTTCTGTGGTTTATTAATTGTATAATTTCTTTGTTTGCTTGTGCCTCATCGGTTAATTCATCCCACAACTCTTTTAATTGCTCAACATTTTGCATTTCTTTCACCTTTTTTATTAATGATGCAAATTGAATGTCAAAATTTGATGGTTCCGGCATTCCTGTTTTGGCCTGTGGCTTTGATTCCTGCGATTTGCCTTGATCATTTGTTGCATCTGAATCCTTTGTATCATCAATAGCAAATAATCCGTTTAATGCGTACTTTCTTGCGTAACTAGATGCGGCCCCTGTAATCTGCGATCCATCCATTCCCTTTTTGGTTTCTTCTTCACGTGCCAATCCAATTGAACTAAATATTTCTCTACCATTTGTCAATTCTGCAACCGATTTGATGTACCAACGGCCATCAGCAAATATTAAATCATCTGTCAATGTAATTGAAAATCCCATTGGATTCACAACTTTTTTGACTGCCTCCAAAATGTCTTCGGCTGATCTGTAATGATATTTACCAAATGAATTGAATTGCCCTTTGGGTGCTTTTAATTTTGCCTGTATTTCGGCTAATGGATTACTTGATTTTTCCTGATTCATCGTATAATTGTTTTGAAATTCGGTTGATTGATTCCCACATTAGTGGATAGTTTAATTTTCTTGAAATGGCCATTTGCACATTGTGCGATTCCCATTTGTCTTTGCGTGGTGGCTGAATTCCTCTATTGTTTAAATCCTCAGCCACCAACCTGTGCAATTCACCTGCGTTAATTTTAACCCTCATATCTTTTCTCTAAATTCTTTTTATATTTCTGTTCCAACATATCCTGCATGGAATCAAATTCCTCCATGCCGATTTCTTTGCCACCATTATTGGTCAATTCGTTTTGGATAAATTTTCCAAGTTCATCCGTGCTGTCGAATGATTTGGTCACGGTGTAATATCCTGCGTGATCTTTGAATGTGATTTTATAAACCATTGCCGTAGTGATTAAATGTTTCCAACTATGTACATGATTTTCACACATATTGCAACGGCTGTTAAAACGATAACTAAACCTGCAATGTCATTTTTGTCGATTGTTTTTAATAGATTCCACATATTGTTGTTGTTTAAAAGATTGCCAGGAATCCGCCCGGCTCGGTGTTATTTTTTTAAAAAAATTTTTACTAATTGGTTGCAATAATTTGAATCTTTGCAAATTTCTGTTTGCGTTATTGATTCGATGTATTTTGATAATTGATTTTTTGTCATCAATTCAATTTGCGATATTTTGATTTTAGTTACCATATCCATCAGGTGTTGCATCTGTGATTTTATAAGAATAATTTTTAGAATAATTAGATGCAATGTTCTTATAATTTGAATTCCAACGATCAGCCATGATTTGCAAATGTGCAGGTAATTGAATTTTGTTTTGCGTTTTGTTATTTGTCTTTTTCATATTGTTGTTGTTTGTTGATGTAAAGGTACAACCATTTTTAACAATTGCAAACAATTTCAAACAAAAAATATCAAAAAAAATATTAATTATTTATTTAACGGTCATAAAAAAGGGCAAATCCATCAGAAATGCCCTTTTTGCTCAACAACTATATGAATCAAAACCTTAATCTTTCAATGCAATATTACACAATTTTTCCATCTTTTATCATAATGTTTTCAACCTTTGATTTGCCATCTGTGATCGTTACAACCGCAAAACCGTTATTGTGCTGTGCAAATGGGTAATATTTAGGCGATAATTGTGTCAAACATCCTGTGGAATATGTATGGATATATCGTTTAAATCCATCCTTTTTGATTGTGTTTGTGGTTCTGTGAACGTGACCAATCAACGTATTACAGAACGTTTTGTTGAACGTGCTTTGCGATGGGTTCATTCCACCTGCCATCAATTCGTGTCCGTGACATACCAACAAATCACCCATTTCCATGCCCTGCCAATCAGGAACAAATTTGATGTCTAATACATCCATCCGAAAAAACTTATCAAATTGCATTTCGTGCAATTGGGCAAATTCCTCTGCCTGTTCATTCAAATATCGTTGATACCTGTTTTCGTGGTTCCCTGCCTTGAAATAAATCGGAATTGTTGGGAATATACCACGCAAGGTTTGCAAAAAATTACGGCACATGTCTATTTCCTTTGGAAAATCCCTCAAATCCTTTTCCTTTTCGTGCCGGCTGATGCTGTAAAAATCAAATGTGTCGCCATTTAGATACAGGCAATCAATGTTTCTTTCTTTTAACTCCTTAATGGCACACACCACGGCTTCAACTGAATGGAACGGAACGTGTATGTCGGACAATACACCAATGACCTTTAAATGATCCGGCAATCGGTCTGATGTGTATTCCTTCCCAATGGATGTTTCAATACCGAAATTCTCTAATTCAAAAAATGTCGTGGATTCAATCTGTGCCTTTGGTAAATTTTTCAATTGTGCCTCATTACGTTCACGGATCAAAATATTGTGCTTTCTCATTGTTTTACGCAACAATTCAGCGGTTTGGTATCCGTAGGTTTGGTAATAGGTTTCTGAAAAGGTTTTTAAGTTTAATGGCGATGAATAAAAATGATCTCTGATTTGATCGTGTTTTAGTCCCATGAATAGTTTTTTTTCAAAATTAGTCAATTAACTAATTAGCAAAACCGACAAATAAAACAAAAATGGCCGTAGATTATTCCACGACCATTCTGCATTCACCCTAATCAACATCCGATGCACTCAAAGAATGCACGGATGTGCACTACCAAACCTATGAAAAACAAATTATTCCTGATATGATACCCTGTAATTGCTTGCCACATCCGTGTAATTATTCGGGATATGAAATTGGCAGGTGTATATATTTGATTTTAATTGAACACGGATTGAATCAACAATAGCCGAATCTGTTTCGGTTAGTGTGTCAAATTTGATCCATAATTTGTGGGCCATTGACATCACACCAAAATCATCCATGTTGTACAAATCGCCTTCATATTGCATGGAATATTGCCTAAAATCGTTTAATCTTTGCTGTGTGACTATCTGCTCTAAAAACAAACCATTGACATCCTGTGCACGTTTAAATGAATTATTATCCGTGAATGCACCCGAAAATACAACTGAATCAACATCTGCCTGAACCACATCTTTGTGCTCCATTACATCTGATGTCACAAATGTGCCTGACTGCTCACGAATAAAATATGCCTCTTTGTACACATTTTGTTCTTTGTCAATATTACGTACGGCACAATTGTCCAAATACACACCTGTGTACAATCCTGTTGCATCAATGTATGGCAATGCAAATCCCAATTCAATTTGACCGGGTTCCGGTGCCTCTTTTGCCGTAAATTTAAACGATTCAAATGTGCCTGCCCCAACAACTGCAACTTCATTCCAAATTATTGATGCAGATGTTCCCCACGTTTTGTTTGTTTCACTCCAATATTGGTAAACACCCGGTGCATATTCAATTCGCAAATACCATGGCAATCTGTTATCGCTTCCCCCTTTGTCAATATTAACCGAAAACAATACCTGATATTGATTGCCTTTCACGGCATTTCCTGCCCCTGTGGTGAACAATTTTGTCTGATATACTCCCAATGCACTTGTGCCTGTGAATTTGATCGCCTTACGGCCTGCAAATGCGTTTGGCTCAAATGTTCCAACGGCACCGAATGTGGTATCCCAATTTTCGTACCCAAATTCAAACGATGCATTCAGATTCAAATCAACCTGTTGTTGTGAAATATCCACAATTTCCTGATATTTTTTGACCGGTCTGCGTGGTGTTCTGAATAGGTTTTGGCCAATCGGTTGCATATTTGTCGGCACCACTTTCAACATATTTGTTGTCACGGCTGTTTGTGCCACTCCTGATGCATTATAAATCCAATATTTGATGTCCTCTGATCCGCCATTTAAAAACCCTTGTTTGGCTGTTAATATCCCGGAACCAACATATGTGCCTGCCTGAATGCCTGCAATGATTCGTTGATCACCATACGATGAATTGTTCACAATATACCAACGGCCAAACGATTGAAACAAACGGCAATTGAATCCCATCAGGATTGAACGCAATGTCATTTTTGCATCGTTTATGATATAATAATCGTGATAAAATCCGACCTTTTTGATTGTCACCTGATCAAACACGTTTTTCCACTCCGAATCGGTTGCGATTCTTAAATCATTGCTGATGTAAATGTCATAATCCAATGATAAATTAGCCAATGCATTCCACATAAATTGCCATAATGTGGCATTATCTGTGCCAACTGCAGGCATCCACGTATCAAATCCATCCAATTGCCCCAAATTGTCTGTGGCTGTAATTGACAATGAATATGGTGTGGAAACCAATGCTTGTGAATAAAGATCGTTTACAACCCAACCTGACCAATATGTGTCCCAATTGCCGGCCGATGATTCGTAATAAATCACCACTTTGTATTCACGTTCATCGTACAAATAAAAGTCATCATAGGTCACATCATCTGTCACCAATAAATTCAACGTGCACAACGATCCAATCAATGGTTCGTACAAATCCTCCTCCGCTTTCCATTCGATTTCAACCGGCTCACCTGAACCAACCATTGGCAAAACGGCACCTGAATATCCGTTTTTGAAAATCTCAACTTTTCGTTTGTTGCCTTTAATATCAGCAAATTCCAAACGATATTTCACACCGTATGCCATATTTATCCTATTCTATTTCTTTGCTTTTCTGCTCTTTGTAATGCCACCACCAAATCCTGACCTCTCAACACAAATTCGCCTGTCATTGGGCCACCGCCTCCGCCATTGCCTTGATCCAACATTCCCTGCAATTTACTTAATGGTGCAATTACTTCCGGATTTGATTTTGCACCCGGATATTCACCCATTAAACCCATTGTTGGGCCGGATACGATACCACCCGCAGCAAATTTTGGAATCGCTGCAAATGCTGATAATACACCACCAATTGCCGTTGCAATAAATGCCGGTGTGGTAAATATGGCTGCCGGCCCGGTTGCTGCTCCCGATTGTGTTGCACCTGCAATCGCACTTGACATTGCTGATGCCTGATTCATGATTATTTGCTGAATAATCATTGATCCTAATTTTACCAATGTTTGCAACATTACCTGTGCAAAACCTTGAAATCCTGTTGATGCCAATCCCATTGATTGGATAATTGAATCACCTAATGCTGTAAATGCCTGCCCTGTTTGATCGGCCACCATTTGACCAACTGCCATGATACTATTGTATTTTTCAGCTAATATATCTAATTGTGCTTGTTGTGTTTGTACTGATGTTGTGATTGCGGCATCCATTACCGCCAAAGGTGATTTGACTTTACCTTCTAAACCTTCAAACCCCTGAAAACTTACATTTTTTATGGCATCTTGTATCCCACCCAATTTCATTGCATTAAAGAATTTGAACAAATCCATTAATTCAATTTTAGATTTGTCCACCTCTTTATTCAATGAGATCATTGAATTTCTGATGCCTAATACATCATCACTTAATTTTTTAGCCTTACCGCCACCTTCACCAATAGCACCTAATCCTAAATTTGCACCATTATCACCCCCTGTTGCTTTCGATTCTTTATCTAGTTTTGATAATAATGCCCTGTTTTGTTGTAATTGTTTTACTTGTTGTGCAATCTGTGCATCAATTGCCCCAACCGACACCCCCTGTGCGGCATTCATACCTGTAACAGGTGCCTGTGCTGCTGATTTTTGCTTTTTAAGTAATTCTATGGATGCATAAATTTGCTTATTTTTTTCACGAATAGCATTTGCATCTTTTTGCTCTTGTTCTGTTAGCTTATTATCAGGTTTTAATGCTTTTGCATAATCATATGCTGATTTTGCTGCCACACCTAGCAATGTTGCTAATCCTGCTATTCCACTAGCTGTTTTTAAGGTCAAATTGAATTTAACCGCTGCGGCTGTCATTAAATTAAAACCTTCAATGACTTTTGGAACAATTGTACCTACTAAAAACAACAATGGGCCTGTTGCTGTTGCAATTCCTGCCAATGCGACAATAAATGTTTTTGTGCCTTCACTTGAATTTGAAAACCCTGCAATCATTTCATTTAATGAACTCACAATTGATGTGACCGCAGGCAACATTATCTGTCCCATTTGAGCACTTAATTGTTTCATGCCTTCGCCAAACATACGCATTTGGTTTGCGGCTCCATCATTAGTTCTTGCAAAATCACCTTGTGCATTTTTGGTGGCTGACATCACATAATTATAACGCAACAACACTTTTTCAGCCTGTGTCATTGTATCATATTGCTTTGTCATCCCTTGTGACAATGCATATGCTTTTACATTGGCTTCGGTCATCACAATGCCTAACCGCTTCAATGATTCGGTTTCGCCTGTAAAAATTCCGTTCAATGCCGTTGTGGCTTCCTTTATATTTATGTTTTTAAAAGAGGATAAATCACCGGCTAAGCCAACTAATGATGTGGATAATTTTGCAGCCTCACCAACACCTAATCCCATTGATGTTGCCATGTCACCAAATAATGATGCCATATC